TATCTCAGACCACGACAACGGGTTTGGCGCAAACCCATTGCCGCCGCGTGCGCGGTGCATCTGAATAAAGTGGTTCCATAAGTAGCGTAGCGCCGCCGGCAGATTCGGTTCGTCCACAACAACCTTGCGACCAGTGGCTCGTTGGACCGCCGCAAGATGCTCTGAAACAGAAGCATTTCCGACTGTGCGTGCCAACGAGAACTGATGCTTGGCATACCGAATCAGGTCTCCGACGACGCCTTCAAAAAACGAACCCGGCTCACCACAAAGGCGTCTGCCTGCTCACGCACAACCGGATATCCGGCATAGAGCGCTCTGGCGTTCTCGGCGCTAAACGCAATCTCGTTACCGTCGGTGTCGAGTACGTTTTTCCAGCCGATGGTGCAAGCGGCAAGCATATCAAGCGTGTCGGACTCGATCTCATCAAAGTTAACTTCTGCAAACTTGGTTGAATCGTTGGTGCGCGAGAATCGTTTTTGAACCTGCTTGCGCGTGAACGACCGATAGACGTCGCTGTCCGGTCCAAGCAAAGTGATTGCAACAGGCTGCCCGTTGCGGGCAAGCAACGGCATGGCCGTGTCGAACCGCTGAACAATCATGTCCACGCCGGCGTCGCTAAGGCTTTTGGTGTCGATAGCTGCTAGATCAAATTTCATTTGCTTTCCTTGTGAAGTAAAAGACCCGAGGCCATTCCCGGGTCTTGTGAGGTCAGGTCATTAGGTCAAGTTGCTGCGCTGGATAACGAGCGTGCCGTCGTCGTAGCCGGTCACGCCGGAAGACAGCAATGCTTGAAACGGTGCCTGCAAAATGATTCCGCCGTCCGTGCCAACCGTCTTGTTCGCGCCCATAAGCTTCACTCGACCAAACGTAAACGTCATGAAATCAGTGCCGTTGGCGTCGTCGAGTTCCGCAGACATCGCAAACTCGGTTTCGTTGAGGAAGTAGTTGAGCATCGTCGTGCTATCAAAGAACGCTGACAGCGTGCCGTTGACCGTGATGCGCCCGTAAAAGATTTCAGGCACGACGTTGGAGCCAACAACCGGTGCGCTATTAAGGTTGTTGGAGATGCTGAAATCCAGCCCGGTCACGATGGCTGACATCGCTCCGCCAACTGACAAGCTGCCAGATACGCCGGCCAAGAGATTGGTTGTGGCAGCAGCGCTCGGAGACACAAACACCGGCGCAGACGCTCCGCTTGAACTCTGCATATTTACGCCCTGCACACCAAAGTTTGCGGTGGCAATTCCGGTCGGGGGAATTGACACGGCAAGGTCCGATAGGCGGCAGCCCAAAAACGTTTCTGACACGTCGAGGTCAACGTAGTGCTGCTCAATGGTGAACGAGCGGTTTGTTGTGCCCGGAACCAGCTTCTTGCCCTGAACCGCAATTGTCCATGTGGCCTGAGCGGAAACGGTGGCCGGAGCAGGATACACGGTGAGCACGGTTGCTGTAAGCGAGACAATCCGATAGCGTTTGTTGTTGTTTGCGCCAGTCTGCGTCACCACAAACACGTCGCCAACACGAAGGCCGGCGGTAATAAACGATCCTGCCGATGCCGTATACACGCCTGTGGTTGTGCCAGTCGTGGCTGCAAGCGTAGCTGACGACATACTCGCAGTAGCGTTAGTGATCGACGAGCCACCGGCCCAATTGCCGCGCATAATGGCTTCAAGAAAGTCGTCATACGACTTAGTTGAAAGTTCTGCGTTGATGTTGCCGTTGACGCGGCGAACGCCGTGCCGGGCGTCGTACACCTGAAAATCAGGACGCACTTCATTAGAGGTGAACGCATCCTTCTGTAATGCCAGCGATGACGAGACGCGTCGCATCAACTGGCCGGAAGCAGCCGATGCTGTGCCAAGGGTAGTTTCTGCGCCATAGCGCAGTTGGACGTTAACATTACTCTGCAAGGGCATTTTGGGACTCCTGTTTCATGTCCCGATGCCGGGACGGCAAAAACTAATTTGTGGTGTGGCCGATCATCGTCACGACGACCGTCAAGTTGATCCAATCCGATTCCTGCAACAGAGCCATACGCTCCGCTTGCTGCACGATGGCTGCTGTCGTTCCGTAGGTCACCGAAGTGCCCGGGTGGAAAAGCTGCATTAACGTTCCGGCCATCGCTTCAATGTCTGCGGTGCCTTTGTTGAGCGGGTAATGCAGAGTAAAGTTCGCGGTGACTTTGTGCGCGATGTATCCACCCGATCCCGTTCCTATGACGGTTGAGGAGATCGGGCGAATGTTTTCGGTCAGCCACGGCGTGCCTTTGACCGGGGTGAACTCCAGCCCTTCCCAGTCAACAGACGGAAGCCCTGCGGCGGTCTGCAGCTTTTGCCGCGTGCCGGACCGAAGCTCTGCATGGAACGTCGCGGTACTCACAGCTTCAGTTCCTTGAGAACCTGCTGGACCACGGCATTGCCGCGCTTCATGTTGTCGGTCACAAAAAACCGGCCTCTCATGTGCGCCGTACCAAACTCAACGTAGGGAGCGTAGTTGGCGTTATTTGTCATCCAGAACACGTCGCCGGCCTTAATGCCCGCAAGGGTAATGCCGATGGCTGACTTTGCAATGGATGCGGATATTGCAGCGTTGGCTTCGACGTCGCCGCCGAACTGCTTGCCGTCGGTGGTCTGCGGCTTACCAATGGACGGCTGCCACGACGAGCGCAAAAAACCCGTGTCCACTGGGGTGTCTTCGACCACGTTGTAACTAATTTGTTGGCAGGTCTGGCGAGCAATTGCGCCCATTTGATCAGGGAACTTTGCTGCCCACTTTGCCAGACTCAGCCGGAATTGAGTGCCGTCGTTCATCACCGCTCCGCGTAGCAGAGGCAGTAAGGCGATCCGTCGCCTGCCGGGTCTAAGGCATCCACCCAGATCACTGACCAGTCTGCTGCCGCCCAACGAACTTTGTCGCCCGGACGCGGAGTAGTGCCAAGGTTTGGAGCAAGGTGCAATTCGATGACGTTCCGGCGGGCAAGAGAGCCAATACGGAACTCGGCGCTGCGACCGGGTCCAATACCAATGCCGTTCATGGAGAACGTCGTGCTTGCCACGGTCTGCAGTTGGGTCACTGGGTCAAACGTGGACGCCACCTCCCGGGTGAACGCCACGCTGGTGCCCTTCTTGCCAATCAGGTTGTGCGCGGCCTTTGCTTGCGCTGAGTAAATTGCCACGGCGTCAGGTGTCCGAGTCCGCTGCAGCGCTGGTGTAACTTATGCCCGGGAAATCGTTCATGCCAATGGCAAACGACGGCTCAGAAAGGGTCGGCTCAGACGTGCTTGAAGGCTCGGTCCAAAGCGGCCCAAGGATTTGATTCGGGTCGCGGATGTATTGCTTAAGCAAATTCTGAGCAAAAATCCAGAGCTTGCCGACAGGTGCGCCGTCTGCGTAGGTCACGGAGATTGGGCCAACGCTTTCGGTCATTACTTGACCGCCGCGATTTTGGTCCTCGTACAGCGATTCGGTCAGACCCTTGTACGCCAGTTCGCTGCACGCCTGCTTTACGCGCAGCGGCACTCCGGTAATGGAGTAAGACGACCAGTCGATAAGACCGGAGCGAGGAAACTCTAGCGCCTGCGTGCTGGTAAGGCGGACGCCCTTGTAACGGTTGTAAGTGTCAATCCAGCCGGTAGCGAGGCGAATGGATGCCTCAATCTGCCAGTCTTCGGAGTCTTCCCAGCGGTAAGCGCGTCCCGTGCAAAACGTCTTAAAGTCTGTCAGGGAGACATAGGCGTCCGCAGCCGCAAGGCCTGTTCCATCCTCAACCGTGAGCGCCATAAGTCACCTCAACGATGCTTCAACAGTTCGCGCTCTGCCTGCTCCTTGGGGAGCGGACCAGCGAGGACGTTGCCTGCCGCATCCACAATTTCATACTTGCCGAAGCCGCGATGTTCTAGCCTTGGCTCTTGTGAGGCTTCGACGACGGGCTTCTCAGCAGAAGCGGGCGTCGGCGCTGCCTCGGTTTTCGTTGCCTTGGCGGGCTTCTCCGTGGCTTGCACGGGCTTGTCCGCTGCCGGCATCACTTCGATCATTCGGGCATCCCACATCTGCCGCACTCGGCGCGGTTCGATCCCGGTGATGTCCACGGGTTCGTCGTACCAATAGGGAATGCCGTTCATGGTGAACGGCTTGACGACCTTGAATTTGCTTTCGATCTGAAACGGAAGTCGTTCGTACATGGTTTGCTTTCTCTACGACTGACGCTGTGAAGTTGTAGTGGGGCTTTTCGGCCCCACTACCTAGCCGCTTTAGGCGACGATGCCAGACCAGAAATAGCCGAGGTCCGGCGACACCAGCTTTGTGTCAAAGCACATATCGATCTCAACGCGGTCGCTTGACAGGTCTTCCATGCGGAACGACTTGATGCGATTGCCGTCTGCGCCGGAACCCAGCAGACCGGTCCACGAGAAGGTGTAGCCCGCACTCGGAGTCATCAGGCCGGGTGCCGTCGTGGCGTAGCACAGCAGTGCGTTCTTGCCACCAATGAACGAGTGCGAATTGCTCTGACCTTCAACGCCGGTGTTCTCAACCGCGTTCATGACCAACACCTGATCGACACCAAGCAGG